GCCAAAAACAAACCCCACACCAACCCAAAAAGGAAAAGAGGGGAGGCCCCCAAAGGGGGCCTCCCCCCGGGCGCAAAAGCGCACCAAGAAGGGAAGGAAGAGGGAATGTTTTATCTGCCTAGCACATCATGCAAGGCAGCAGCGGGAGACGAAGAGAGTAACTCGTCGTCGCCGAGGAGTATATCAATTTGTATACACCTACGCGCTTGACGGACTCGCATACTGTCCAATGACTCTGTTGAGTCACTTAGACCTTTGCGAGGTCGAAAGATCATGTCATCGTCTATTGGAAGAATATTCCAAGGGAAGGGCCAGTAGATCTTTCTTCGTACCGATTTACGCTTACAACCACGTTTTGAATAAAACGTATCATCAACGATATGGTAAATACCGTTTGATGTGGTTTTCCAGCGACTTGTAACTGAATGGCTTAAGTAGAAAAATGTCAAAATCGACATAAAAACTACTCTCAATTTCACATTTATAGTTTCATGGTGTATATAAGTAACACTATGACGTTTTTCAGATGTCGGGTATTGAATACCGGAATCTTCAGAAAAACTTAGGGGGACAACATTTATATCCTTTGGGTCTAATAGACTTATAAGGAACTTCAATGTGTTCTCTAAATAAATGTGTCTTGATGACCAATCAAGACATTGATTAACAGCTACAAGTATATCGTCTCTTGTTTCAAGTGACTTAACGTAAACAGGTGTTATAAACAACCCATTCTGGTAATCACCGCCACAAGATTCGCGGAACAAATCCTCCGAATAACTTTTGTTGTGGTTAATAACAAAGCCAGCCTGTTGGAGTAAAGTTATAGTATCATTATACATCAAACGAGGTACAATAATATCATCACCAAAAACACCAATGAGGTTGAAATCGATTGCGAGACCGCGGAATAGGTTATGTTTGCAACCGCAAGCATAAACAATGGCGAGACATATCATTGTCAATAGAGGAAATGTAAAACCATTTCCCATTGTTGACAACATTGGAAAGTCGATATATTCTTCAGATTTCG